CTGAGGCAGATGAGGAGCAACCAGAGGATATGGAAGAACCAGAAGATAAGGGTGAAGCCGAAGAGAAACCTGTAAAGAAACCAGAATCTAAAAAAGAAAAAGCTGCAAAGAAAATTGTAAAGAAGATGGGTGATAAAGGTAGATATGACTCAACAAATCAGTTAAAAACATTAATCGTGATGCAAGTATTAGGGGATACAAAATCTTTCTTTGAATCACAAAAACAACTAGAGGATAGATTAGATTTCTTTACTGACTATATGATACCAGATGCACATATACAGAATAACAATATAGCGCAGTGGTATTTATTTGGTGGTAGTGATGGTATGATGAATGATATGATAGAGTTACAATGGCAGAAGTAGAATTACCTGGCGGTATAAAATTTAAAGGTGGCAAGATATTTGTCATACTTACAGCGTTAACTACAGCTGGAGGTGCTTTGTGGGGTGGTTTTGAATTTTACAAAGATTACCTAACGATGAAAGAACAGATACAAGAATATGTTGCACCAGATTTATCTGGTTTTGATAAAGAGATAGCACTTACAAAAGAAGAGATGAAAAGTAAAACTGATCTCATACAAACAGAAGTAGAGATGATTATGCAAGAGATGGAAATGATCATGTCGGAAATAAGACTGGTGTCTGATGTAGCAAATGAATTGAAAAATGATCTACGACAGGATGTGAGACGTGTAGAAAAAATAGTGAATGATGTTGAACAATTAGTTAAAGAAGATTCGAGAGAAACCAACCAGGAGTTAAGAGATACCACGAAGGACATTCAGGATGACATGGCACGATTGACGGATAAGTTGGAATCAGCCATGACTGAATTAGAAGAAAAGGTAGAGAAGAGAATAAAACTCGCATTAGAAAACCCTTTATCACAAATGTAGCATGGCTAAAACACCCTCTAACGAATACTTTACACCAGTTAAAAAAAGGACTAGTATAGGGCGTTCTTCACGCAGTAGGCCAAAGAACAAAAACAAAAGACGTCAATATGTTAAATACAGGGGGCAAGGATGACCAAATTATGTCCAAGAGGTAAAGCCGCAGCAAAGCGTAAATTTAAGGTTTATCCTAGTGCTTACGCTAATGCATACGCATCAAAAATTTGTGCAGGAAAGATTAAAGATCCAAGTGGCACTAAAAGAAAAGATTTTAGAGGACCGAAACCAAAAGCTATGGGCGGTGTTATTAATTTTAATGATATTTCACAAAAAAGAAAAAAAGTTTCTGCCATGAATAAAGGTGGTATTGCAAAAGCTTGCGGCGCTATTATGGAAGGCAAAAGAAAAAAAACTCAGTTTAGCTAATGGCTAGTGGTTTAAAAAAATGGTTTGCTCAAAAATGGGTAGACATAGGTAGTAAAAAGAAGGACGGTTCTTTTGCAAAGTGTGGTCGTTCAAAACAAAAAAAGGATGCAAAAAGAAAATATCCAAAGTGTGTTCCTTTAGCAAAAGCAAGACGTATGAGTGAAGGACAAAGAAGATCAGCGGTAAAAAGAAAAAGAAGTAAAGCTCAAGGTGTTGGTGGTAAACCTACTAATGTTAAAACATTTGCAGCTAATGGCGGTTTGATTTCAAATCAAAGAAGAGCTGGAGTTGCACAAAGAGGGTTTGAATTTAAAGGTGTCTTTTAAAAGAGATCCAAAAAAAGGCACTGGTAAAAAACCAAAAGGCAGTGGAAGAAGACTCTATACAGATGAGAATCCAAAGGATACTGTATCTATTAAGTTTGCTACGCCCACAGATGCAAGATCCACAGTCGCAAAAGTTAAAAGAGTTAACAAACCGTTTGCAAGAAAAATACAAATCCTTACAGTCGGAGAACAAAGAGCAAAAGTGATGGGTAAATCACAAGTAGCGAGTATTTTTAGAAAGGGTAAAGATGCCATTAGAAGAGGACGTAAAACAAGACGTACGTAAATGGTCAGAACTTTTTTTAGAAGTTCCAAATCAACATTTAGGTGGATATCCTGCTTGTCCGTTTGCTAAAAAAACATGGGCTGATAACAAAGTTCTTGTAGAAGTAAAACGAAAACACAAGTGGTATAAATCAGAATTAAATGGTCACATACAGCAATTAGATTTTTCTGTGCATGAACTCTTGATATTTTGTGACCCTTATTTTAATTATTCACTTGAGGAGTTTCAAAACGTAATAGATGAGTACAATACTTGGTATAATAAAAAGGATATATTTTTTATGGGTTTTCATCCCCACAACCCAGCCAACGAGGAGGAACAAGAGTTTCTTGTCACTCCAAATGGGAACACCCCTATTGTAGAGGACGCCATAGACTACTCTATGATGTTAGCACAAAAGTTCTCGCAATTACAGGAAGCTTCTGATAAACTACACAAGGCTGGTTATTACGATAAGTGGCCAAAAGGATACTATCAAGACGTTGTAGTATCTAGAGCTAAAACCTATAAACGAATATTCGGAGGTCAATATGATGGGTAAAAAGAAACAAGCCATGATGAAACGTGGTGGTAAAGTTAAGAAAGGTAAGAAGAAACAAGTTGCTAAAAAACGTGGCGGTGGCATGCTAGAAATGATGGGCGGTGGCGCTATCAAACCTAAGAAAAAAATGGCCATGGGCATGATGGGTGGCGGTAAAGCCATGAAAGGCAAAAAGAAAGCTGTCAAAAAACGTGGCGGCGGAATGTTAAAGAAAAAAAAGTAGATGCCAACATACGCATCGACAGCTAGCTTTGATTTGACAATTGATCAAATCTGTCAAGAAGCTTTTGAACGTTGTGGTTTGCAAATTCGTTCTGGTAATGATTTGCAGACTGCAAAACGTTCTCTTAATCTCATGCTTGCGGAATGGGCAAATAGAGGTTTAAATCTTTGGACAATACAGCTACAAGAAAAAACTATTGCAGCAGATACAACTAATTTAACTGGTGCAAGTTTGTTTGGTTCAGGCGCTGACGCTGCACAACAGATAATTGATATAACAGATGTTGTAATTAGAGACAGTAGTAATAATGATTATTCTGCTACACCAATTAGCAGATCTACGTATTTGAACTATACAGTTAAAACGACCAGCGGAAGACCAACTCAATACTATTTTGAACGTACGATAAACCCAAGACTATATCTATATCCTGCAGCTGATACAACTTACACTCTAAAGTATTATGCTCTTCTTCGAATGAAGGATGCGGGCGATTACACAAATAACGCTGAGATTCCGTTTCGTTTTCTTCCATGTATGACTGCTGGATTAGCTTATTACATATCCATGAAAAAAGCGCCAGAGAGAATGCAAGCTTTAAAACTTTTATATGAAGACGAATTTAAAAGAGCTGCTGATGAAGATGGAGAAAGAACAAGTGTGTTTCTTACACCTCAAAATTATTATCCTACAGGTGGTGGTTATTAATGGCTAGATACGCTACAGGAAAATTTGCACAAAGAATTTCAGACAGATCTGGTATGGCTTTTCCTTATAACGAAATGGTCAAAGAGTGGAATGGTTCAACAGTTCATATTAGTGAGTTTGAAGCTAAACATCCACAACTAGATCCAAAGTACCATCCAACTGACGCACAATCATTACAAAATGCAAAACCACAAAAAGCTGATGCCACTGTGCCTTTGCAATTTGTAAAAACTCAAGGTAATATTTTTCTATCATCTGGCATGCAACCTTTTACAGACAATAAAGATACGGTGGCAGCGCTTAGCGTTGGAAATGTAAGTGTGGTGATATCATGACAACATATTCAGAATTAGTTACACAAATAAGAGATTACACCGAAACTGATAGCACAGTATTGACTGACATAATTGTCAATGATTTTATCGAACACGGTGAAAAAAGAATATTTAGAGATGTTGATTTAGATATATTTAGATCTTATCAATATGCAACTCTAACACAAGGTGTGCCTTTCGTATCATTACCTGGTGCAAATTTAGGACAGTTGGCTTTTATTAGGTCAGCTCAAATATATGACTCTGCAAATCCAGTGAGATACTACCTTTATCAAAAAGACATTACTTTTATGAATGAATATTGGCCAAATCGTAATACTGAGGCACAACCAAAATATTATGCAATGTGGGATCAAGATACAATATACCTTGCGCCTACACCAAATTCTGCATATAATATAGAATTAGCTTTGAACAAGCAAGAAGACGGGTTGTCAAGCTCAAACACTACAACATGGGTGAGCACAAACGCACCAAAAGTCTTACTTTATGCCTGTCTTGTAGAGGCATTTAGGTTTCTTAAAGGTCCTGACAACATGCTTCAATATTATGAGCAAGGCTATCAACAAGCATTACAAGGCTTGCAAATTGAACAACAAGGCAGAAGAAGACGTGATGAACACTATGATGGTGTAATTCGTTTTCCTCTAGACTCAAAACAACCATAAAGGAGATATAAAATGGCAATATCATCAGCAATATGCAACACCTTTAAAGGGGAACTTTTAGAAGGTAAGCATAACTTTTCGTCTGGTAGTGGTCATACATTCAAGATAGCTTTGTTCACTTCATCAGCTTCCTTGGGT